GGGTGAGGATACGGTCCTGCGCGCGCGTACCACGGGCGAGACATACGGCACGATGTCCGGCGCGACCATCACGCGCGGCATTGATGTCGTGGCGGAGGAGACTGTTGAGGTTGAGGGCCAGACCATCAGCCTCGGCACCGTGGTGGCGGCGCTCGATGCGTTCATGCGCAAGTGGCGCTCCGAGGACGCGGGCAACCCGCCGCTGGTGACTCCGCAGGCGGAAGCGCTGACGCCGGTGCCGGAGATGCCGGACCCGGCCAACCCTCGCGCGCCGCCGAACTAGACGGAGGCCACCATGTCATCCCCTGAACCCGAGCGTCGCAAGAACGTCGGCCTGTTCATGGGGATCATGCGCGATCAGCCGCTGTCGCTGGCGCTGGTGGTGATGAACTTCGTGCTGCTTGGCTTCCTGTTTTATTCCGGAACGTCGCAGCTTTCGCAGCGGCAAGAAACATCGGCGATGATCGTGAAGTGGCAACAAGCCACCGACACGTTGATGGCGAACTGCGTCAGCTCGGACGTGATGCAGATGGTGTTGAACGCGCTGAAAGACGCGCATAAGCCACCGGACCAAAAATAAAATGGTCGAGCAAGCGCGGTCGTGGATCAAGGAAAATTCTTCCTTGGTCGTGTTCCTCGTCGCCCAAATGCTTGGGCTCGGCGCGGCTGCAGCCACGATTCTGGCCTACTCGGTGAGGCTCGAAACCAGAGTCGCAATAATGGAGACGCGCGGTGCCGAGTACAGCGTCGCCAGAATGAACGCTATGGCGAGCCAGATCACGGTCCTCGAACAGAAGATTGCGCAGAACGAAGCGTCGATCAGACGCCTCATTGATCAGTACTTGAGGGACCGGCAGCAGCCGCCGCCCCGGCAGGAGCTACGCCCATGAAACGATCCGCCTTCACCGACACCGCTCTCCTCGACGCGTCGTCCGATCTGCACGAAACCAAGGACGGCTATCTGACCGCGCGCCCACGCATCGCGCGCACCGGCATCCAGCTCTATCAGGGCCATGAGCTGGGCCGCCCCGATCTCAAGGAGGTGCGGGTCTATCGCCCGGAATCCGAAGTGATGTCGCGCGACTCGGTTACTTCGCTGGCGGGTAAGCCGGTGACCATCGAGCATCCACGTGACCCGGTCACCGCACGCAATTGGAAAGACCACGCGGTCGGCCACGTGGGCGACGAGATACTGCGCGACGGCGAGTTCATCCGGGTGCCGCTGCATCTGATGGACTCCGCCGCCATCACCGAGGTCCGCAAGGGCCGCTCGCAATTGTCTGTCGGCTACACCGCGATGCTGCAGTGGGGTGACGGCGTCACCGACAAGGGCGAAGCGTACGACGTTAAGCAGATATCCATTCGTGCCAACCACGTCGCGATAACCCATACGGCGCGCGGTGGCGACAAGCTTCGTATGGGTGACACACAGGAGAAGCTTATGAAGAAGTTCATGGTGGATGGCATCGCCATCGAAGTGGAAGACCGTGACGCGCAGATCATCGAGCGTCACATTGACAGCCTGACGAAAGACTTGGCCATCGCGAAGACCGCGCTGGCCACCGCGCAGACCTCGACACAGAACGACATCGCCACGGCCCGCACAGAGACGGCCAACGCGAAGGCCGAGGTGCAGACCAAGGACGCCGAGATCGCGACGCTGAAGAAGCAGCTCGGCGATGCGGTGCTGTCACCGCAGAAGCTCGACGAGATGGTGAGCAACCGGGCCAAGACGGTGATGCGCGCCAAGTCCATCATCGGCGACGCGCTGGTGGTGGATGGCAAGACCGACGCCGACATGCGCAAGCAGGTGGTGTTGGCCAAGATGGGCGACACCGCCAAGGACTGGAACGACGACATGATCAGCGCGTCGTTCAACACCCTCGCCGTTTCCACCGCCGACACCGGCACCGGCAACGGTCTGCAGCACGTCGCCAATGTTCTGCTGCACAACGACAACAGCGGCGATCCGCGCGTGAAGGCCTACAGCGAGTACGAACAGACGCTTTCCAACCGCTGGAAGACCGCTGGCGCTCGCACCCAGTAAGCGGGCAGGCGACAGGTTTCTCAACAGACAACAGGAGTTACTACGATGGCTGATACCCAGACCCAGACCAACGAGGTCCCCAAGACCAAGAGCGAGTTGGTCGCGCAGAACCAGCAGAACTTGGTGGCAACGCCTCGCGCTGTCATCCAGTCCACATTCCCGGAACAGATGCGGCAAGGCCTTCCGGGCATGATCAACCGCATGGTGGATTACAACGCGGTAACGCGTTCGGTGGCCACCGCTGCGGGCATCCCTCCGGCGCGTGCGGTGTCGCAGTCGGTCGCTGCCGACATCGATTGCTCGCTTGGCGGCACTGTCGTCGGATTTGTCGGCATCAGCATTCTCGATCCGACGCTGGTCAACCCGGTCGGCTCGGCGCTGGCCGACGGTGTCTATCCGCAGTACTCGAACATCGGCGTGCTGACCAAGGGCGAAATTTTCGCCACCGCGACGGTCATCACGGCGGCGGGCGATCCTGTTCACTTTGGTGCGGCTGACGGTGTTCTCACTAACACCGGCGGCATCGGTCCGGTTGTCGGCGCGCGCTGGAAGTACTCGCGTCCCGCCAACGAACTCAACGTCGTCCAGTTGGGCATCCAGCGTTAAGCACGTCATCCCGACGTTCTTTCAACCAGCATCAAACCGTCAGGAGGCGGAAGATGAATTATCATATGTTTGGCAGAGATGCGCAGCAGACTGCGTACAACTTTGTCGTCAACCAGACCACGGCCATCGAATCCACGGTGGTCAAAATGCAATACCCCGACGTGCAGTATCCGGACCTTGTGCCGGTCGATACCGCGACGGGCAACGAGTGGGTTAAAAGCATAACCTACTTCAGCGCCGACATGATGGGCCGCGCTGATTGGTTTCACCACGCGGCTCTCGACGTTCCGATTGCCGAGCTGGCGCGCGAGAAGTTCGAGCGCGGCATCGAGATGGCGGCCATCGGATACAGGTACACGTTAGAGGAGGTCGCGAGTGCGATGAACACTCCGGGCCTCAACCTTACGGCAGACAAGGCATCAGCCTGCCGCAGGGCCTACGAAGAGTTCGTTGACAACCTCGCGCTGCGCGGCTCGGTGCCGAAGGCAATGCAGGGGCTCATCAACAGCTCGCTGGTCACCGCGACGACAGCTCCGGCGGACGGTGCTGCGGCTGCGACGACGTTCGCCAGCAAGACCAACCAGCAGGTCATTCGCGACATCAACAGCGCCATGATGGGCATCGCGACTGGCACCAACTGGCTGTACTACGCCGACACGATCCTGTTGCCGCCAGCGGTGCTGGTCGGTCTGGCCGGACGCATCATCGAATATTCGTCGATGACGTTGCTCGACTGGATCAAGCAGTACAACGTGCTGACGGTGCAGACGGGTCGCCCGATCACGCTCGCGGGCGTGCGCGGGCTGGAGACTGCAGGCCTCGGCGGCATCTCCCGCATGGTGGCATACCGCCGCGATCCGCAGGTGCTGAAGATGTGGATTCCGATGCCGCATCGCTTCCTGCCGGTCTGGCAGCGTGGTCCTCTGGTGTTCGACGTGCCCGGAATCTTCCGGCTCGGCGGAGTCGAGATCAGGTTGCCCGCCGCGATGCGCTACCTCGACGGCGTCTAAGCGCCGGCGAATTAACTGAACCGACTGAAGCGTTCAACAAAACACAGGAGGGCCAATATGGCCAAAGTCAAAAACACCGGCGGACAGGCGCGCGGCTTCTTTACCGAAGACGGCGGGCAGGTCGTCGTCCATCCGGGCGAGGAGAAGGAGTTCAACATGACTGAGGCGGATTTCAAAAATCTGCAGCAGGCGCTGGAGAACGCTGACGATCCCAAGCCCTACGAGCTTTCCGGCAGCCACGGCGGCGTGAAGGCGAAGAAGGACAAGAAGGAGGAAGGCGAGGAGATGCCCGCGCAGTCCACCGAGCCGCCGACGCCTGTGCCGGGCACGGTGCCACCGCAGATGCAGGTGACGCCGATGACCGAGAAAGAGCGGAAAGCGCAGGCCGCCAAGAAGGACGACGAACCGGCCCACGGCAGGAAGTAGGCCGATGATCAACCCGACGCTGCCACCGACCGTCGCTGAATTTCGGGCCGCTTTCCCGGAGTTCGCTAGCGTAAGCGACGAACAGGTTCAGCTCCACCTCGATATCGGCATGCAATGGGTGGACACCTTCTGGTGGCCCATCGATGCAAAGCTTGCCGTGATGTACTCCGCAGCTCACTACCTCTCGCTTCACGATCAGGCGAGCGGTGGTGAGATCAGCGGTGAAGGTGGCTTAGGCGGTGGTGGCGGCGTCGTTGATCCCGAGGTCGGGAAAATCTGGATCAAGTCCGTCCGGTTTCGCGACCGGCAGGTAAGCTACGAGCGCGTCGGAACAGACCAGCCGAAGGTATCCACCGGCGGTTCGACGGCGGCCTCTTCCGAGTTCTGGGAATCTACGCCATACGGTCAATTGTATTTGTCTTTCCGCAGACGGAACGTCCCTCACGTGGCGGTGGTCTAAATGGAATATTCGATGACTGTCAGACGCCTGCGCATGAAGGCGGTGCTGGATTCCATCGATGGCGGCAACGGGCCGGGCACCATCGAGCTGCGCGATGTCGAGCGCAATATTCTGGCGACGCTGATCATGACCAAGCCTTCGTTCCATTTGGTCGGCGACGATCTGCATCTGGCCGCGCCAGCGTCGGCGTTCGTGGCCATCGCAGGCACCTCGACGCTTGGCACCATCACCGACGGCTCGGGCAACCTCATAATCGACGACATGAGCGTCGGCGTCGATCCGACCATCGACGAGGAATACGACTACGAAATTTGCCTCGATAACAACGTGCTTGAGGTCGGCAAGCAGGTGACCATCGTCACAGCGACCATCGAACATGGCTAAGCGCTCGATCAGCAGCGATCTGATCCCGCTCGACCTGCACGTCGATGCGGCGTTCGGTGAGCCTGTGGTCCTCAAGCCGATGAAGACGGCGAGCGGCGGCTATCGTGAGTCAGGGCCCGATCCGGACCGGCAGCCTGTTATCACGCGCGGCATCTTCGACCAGACGCGTGGAGCTGTGGAGGCGACCGGAGGCGCGATGCTGCACCGGCAGGCGACGGTGGACACGTCGCTGTCGATCCGCGAGGAGCCGGTGAACCAGTGCGCGCTGAAGAAGGGCGACCGGGTTTACTTTCCCGAACGCGACGAGACGCACGAAGTGACGTTCATTCACGAAGACCCCGGCGGTCGGCCCGACGTTCATATGGTTCGCGTGCTGGAGGATGAATGAGCATCATCCGCATGCTGACGCGTCTCACCGCAGTGGCCGCTCTGCGTGGCACGACGTGGGCAGATGATCGGGTGTTCGACTCCGACAATACGCCGCTGTCGCAGGCGCTGACGCTCAACGAAGAGGGCAAGCCGTACATCGTTGTCTATACCGATGCCGACAACCGCACCGAGGTCAACGGCACCGACCTGTACGCGATCCGCCGCGAGCTGAACCTGTGCTTGGAGATCGGCGTCGCGTCCAAGGTTCAGGGCGTGGAAGGCGGCGACGCGATAATCAAGACTCCATTGACCGACGAGGGCATGGAGATCGCGCTGGACATGATCGAGGACCAAGCGCTCGCGGCGTTGTTCGGCGATCCGCAGAACGACTGGGCCGAGCTGCTGAAGGGCTTCGTGATGACCATCAACCGCGTGTCCGGTCAGCGCGGCGCGTCAGCCGACCGTGACAGGCGATGGGCGGCGCGGCAGCTATCGATCATCTGTGACGTGCTGTCCGATCTACCGCCGGGCGTCCCGGTGCCTGTCGATCATCCGATCAACCAGTTCGTCGAAGTGGCCAAGATGCATCCGGAGGCGGAGATGGATCACGCCGCAGAAATCTGCGCCGCTATCGCCTCGCGCAAGGCAGCGCCGAAGTGGGAGCAAATACAGGCCACGCTCGGGCTGCGCAGAATCGGCCTGCAGGCCATCGGCCAAGCTCCGCTTCCGGCTGATCTGCCCAGCATCGTGTCGCGGTACGGCGACGACCTGACCGACGTGACCGGCGATGCGCCGATCCTGCGCGAGTTCTCCGCCCAAGACATGCAGATGGAGGAGAACCCGGACGTTGGCTTGATCGACCGCATGACGATCAGCACGAACGTGGTCGTCGCCAAGGCCAAGGACAAGAAAGACAAGCTGGTGAGCGAGGGCGAAAACGAGGCCGATGGCTGATCTGGTCAAGTTCAAGCTCAACGTCAGCGAATTGGTTCAGTTCGCGAAGCGAGCGGTGGCAGTGGAGAAGACCGCTTCCGCGATCATGGCCAACGATCTCAACGACATCGGTGATCAAGTCGTCGCGACGATGTCCCTCAAGGTGGTGAGGGAAAGCGGGCTTTCGCTAGAGCAAGTGCGCGGGCTGATGCGGGTGAAGCGCGCGACGCGCAGGGACTTGGTTTACGAGATCAAGATGGACCGCGCTGTGCTGGAGGACCCGGCCAGCTTGGAGGGCCGCCGGGAGAGTACCGATTTCGGCAAGCGCCGACCGGGCACGCTGGTGATCGTGGTGTCCAAGCAGGACGAGCTGGTCTGCATGGACTGCGAAGCGCTGGCAGCGGCGGGGCCGATGCCGGTCGAGATCGCAATGGCGCATCTGCCGGTTCATCCGAACTGTCGCTGTATCATCATGCCGCACGTGCAGAAGGGAAGGCGTCTGCCGGTCACCATGACCACCATGACCGGCACCAGCACGGAGCGGCGCGCAGACCGGAGGCGACGACCGCTGAGCGACGACATGACCGTGCGTCAGATCGCACAGAAGTTTCTCGATAAATCCGCGCGCAACGTCAGCGTCTCATTGAGGGGCCTATGACAGAAGATTATCAACGCGTCTTGCAACAGCTCTCCGCGCTGCGACGGCAGATGGCCGACACGTTTCAGGTCGGCACAGTCCATGAGGTCAAGGGCGACAAGCTGCGGATGGTGATCGGCAAGGACAAGAAGGGCAAGGAGGTGCTGTCGCCTTGGCTTAACACCTCGAACCATCGCGGCGGCGCGACCGAGTCGCGGTTCTACAAGAAAGGCCAGACGCTACAGATGATCGCGCCGAATGGCGACATGGCGATGGCCTCGATAGCGCCGTTTGCGCCGAACAAAGATTTCACGCGCCCGGAGCAAGCCAACGAGAACAGCGACGGCGAGGAATCGTACCAGCTCGAAAACTATCGTCAGAAGCAGACTAAAGACGGCAACGATATGTGGCTGCAGGACGAAGAGAAAAAGCAACAGCAAGGCGGTCAGCAGGCCGGTGGTCAGGGCGGGGGCGGACAACAGCAGGACAAGAAAGGCCACAGCGGCGGCAGCAAGGCCAAGATCAAATCGCGCATGAACAAGGACGGCGGCATCACGCACCGCGTCGGCACCGACAACCGCCTCGCTGCGCACAAGGACGGCGCGAAGGTGCGGACCAAAGCGAACTGGGTGGTGGTGACTTCAAAGCAAATCATTCTATCGAAGCCGCCGATCATTGGCCGCGATCCAGTCCCGAACGACGACGCTTAACACAAGGAGAAGGCGAGCATGGCTAACATCAAGTCGGTCATTCTGCAGAAGTACTACGTGCTTGATCCGGGCGTCAGCCCCGGTGACGAGCTTGGCGGCCTGCGCGTTCTTGAGGACAAGGACAACGACAACGCGACGCACATTCTTGCCACACCGATGCAGGTGCAGTGGTGGATCGATCAGGGCTTGCTCAGCAAAGAGCCTGCCTCGAAGCTCAGCGCCAGCGGCAAGAAGCTGTTGGCGCAGATCACGCGCGGGCGCAGCGAAGAGCCTTACGAGAAGCCAAAGCGCGTAGCGAAGTACAACAAGGCAACGCAATCCGGCTCGCCGCAATTCGCTGGCACTCCGGCGAGCGCTCGCCTGAAGAAGCGGGCGAAGGACGCCAAGAAGGCGATCAAGGAGAAGGGCAAGGACAAGCCGCCGAAGCAGCCGCAGCCGAAGGCCGCGACACCGCCCGGATCGGCCTGACGCATGTCCAACGTCTACGACGCGTCGTTGGATATGTGGCCGGACTTGAAGTACGGCAACGTCGTACTGAATCCGGTCCGCATCGGCATGGATCGCTACACCGGAAAGATGATGACCGGGTGGGACCACGTGATCCAGTCGATGCTGCTGATCTTTTCGACGCGTTACCACGAACGTGTCCTGCGTCGATGGTGCGGCTCATTCGTGCCGCACCTGATCGGACAGAACGCGACCGAGACGACCATAACGCGGTTCTACTGGGCGATAGCCACCGGCATCGATTTGTGGGAGCCGAACTATCGCATCCAACGCGTGCGCGTGGGCCAGCGCGCGGACGGCACCAGCCTGACATCGACCGAAGAGCTGCGGACCGGCCACTTGGTCACGGCGATGGAAGGCGTCTATCGGCCTCGCGGCCATCTCGGCAACAGCCAGCCGCAGGTGCGGCGCGCGGTCGGGCTGGTTTCGCGCGGCTACAATCTCTGGGAGCGGCAGCCCGGTCTGGTGGTTGGCGCTCCTCCTGAAGGCATCGGTACGACTCCGACAGTATTGCCGGGAGGGACGGCGTAATGGCCAATGGTGGACAGGCGCTGGCCGACCGGCTGACCGAGCGCATCTCGATCTTGCTGCCCGCGAACCTGCAGCCGATGGTCGTGCTGGAGAAGATCGACGTTGAGCAAATCCTTGCGGACCGCATGGCGCGGTTTAAGCAGCTCTGGGCCAGCTATGACCCGCCGATGGCGGCGCAGTACGACGTGGAGCAACTTGAGTTCGATCCGATCAAGATCAACCAAGAGGCCTGCGCATACTTCGAGCTGATGCTGCGCGACCGGGTAAACCAAGCGGCGCGCTCCATCACGCTGGCCTACGCCATCGGCACCGACCTCGACGCTATCGCTTCGCGCTATCCCGGTGGCGTGCCCCGTCTGCCGGGAGAAAGCGACGACCGCTATCGGCGGCGCATCTGGTTATCACCGAACACGCTAAGCCCGCACGGGACCGCAGAGGCTTACGAATATTGGGCGCTGACGGCACTGCCGGAGCTGCGCGACGTGACAGCTATCCGCTCGGTGGCGCACGACTACTATCCGACCATCCTGATTACCTGCCTGATGGACGACAGCGTTGATCCGAAGCCGACGCAGGAGCAATTGGTCACGATCCGCGCCTACATCCAATCGCTGTCGCGTCAGGGGTTCACCGATGTCATCTCGGTCAACCCGCCGAAGGTGATGGAGATCGAATACAAGGTTTCGGTCTGGCTGTATCCCGGCACGGTGACGGACCAGACCATTCTCAAGATCATCTCGAACCTGCAGACGCTGGTGTCGGAGCAATACTGGCTCGGCCACGATCACAGCCACACCGCGATCCACGCGGCGTGCGCTTTGTCAGGCGTGCATCACGTTGACATCATCGAGCCCGCCGAAGACGTGTTTATTCCGCTCGACTGGGTGGTGAAGGTCACCAACATCAGCGTCCTTCTGGCCGGACGCGCTCTATGAGCGACATCGTCACTGAAGGAATCATCAGCGCGCCGGGGGCGAAGCTGCTGTATCGCTCTGCGTCCGGCCTCGAAAAGGCGATGGCCGATGTCGATGGCGAGCGGCTGATCGGCACCTATGCCGAGATCATCTCCGACCAGTGGGACCCGGCGCGGATCAGCTACAACAACCTGCCCTATCTCGCCTACGCGATGGGCGTGCTGATCTGGGAAGACGGCTGGACCGAAAGCACCCAGCGCGAATGGACCGAGCGGCAATTTGAATACAAGAGCCTGCGCGGCACGCAGGCTGGCATCGAGATGGCGCTGAAGTATGCCGGGCGTGACGCTACCGGCGGCTATTTCGTCGTGCAGGCGATCCGACCGCCGCAGGCGTTCTTCGCATCACCGGCGCTGAGCAAGGAGGAATACGACTTCTGGATTCACCTGATGCCGGAGCTGCGCATCACGTTTTATGAGGGCGTGGGCTGGGATGGTGTCGATGTTCTGTTCTGCGACGACGGTGGCGCTGGCTGGCACGTCGGGCTCGACGACGGCGAGGCGCTACACGGGCGCAAGGCGTACCTGCGGGTAAAGGGCAAGGAAGACATCCCGCTGGAAATCTACACCTTCACCAAGACCATCGATGGCGTTGCTTCGGTTGATTACGAGCGCGTGGCGATCCCCGGTCACGCTGGCTTCGCCATCACCACAGATGACTTTGTCAGCGACGACGACCGCTTTGTCTGCGCCGAGTCCATCGTTCCGCAGCTCGTCACGATCCGCGTCGATGGATCATATGACCATGAACAGTCCGCGCTGCATCTCGACACGGTGCTGCCGGGGCTCGATCCCATCGACGTGCGCTATGTGCGCGACAGCGACATCGGCTGGGCCAATTCGTTTTTCTGCGTCAACGACTGGGCCGACTCGCGCAACGAGTACGTGCCGGTGCCGGAGATCGATCCGCCGATCTATCTGCCGCCGAACGTGCCACGCAAGTATCAGCCGGTGGTGTTCTACGCCGACGCCGGATACGACGCCCGGCGCATGCTGGCGGATCGCATCTTCCTGCACGATCCGGAGATCGCTGGGGTCATTACCGGAGGCATCTCGTTTGTCGGTGTCGATTACGTGGGGTGGCCCGCCTACACGGGCGACCTGATGATCGACCTCAATACCGAGGACGATGTGTGGAGTTTCTTTGCCGACGAGGCCTTCACGGTCGATGACAATTATTTTTCCAGCGAAACGCAGTTGCAGGATTTCGACCGCAGCAATCGCGCGGTGGTCACTTCTCAGGCGCTGCGCGACAGGGTGCGCGTTGCATACGATCCGACGCGGCTGATCGAGCTGCGAGAACGTGCTTGGACCGAAACCACTGTGGATCAGCAAGTCCCGAACTTGCTCTAGGAGAGGCAGAACATGGAACGCAAGGTTAATATTCAGGACTGGCAAAAGGTCACGGTCGAGGACTTCAATAACTTCGGCCTCTTCCCGCGCTCTTCATTCGATCACATCGTCGTCGATACCATCATTCCCGATATGGCGTTCACCGGCTTCACTACGGTGCAGACCGCACCGGCTGTGGTGACTGTCGGCAATGGCCGCCTCTATCACAACGGTCTGGTGTTCTACAACGACAGCGAAGGTGGTGCGTCGCTCGACTTGCTCGGCGTGCTTCCGGTCGTGACGCGCCGCTATGTCGGCGTCGTGGTGTGGGGTCAGGAGATCGAGTCGGACACCGAGCCGCGAACCTTCCTGACCGATCCGGTGACGCGCGCCACTGTCGCGCGCGTGGTTTCGACTGAAAGCAGGCGCTGGGCGAACATCTCGACGGTGATCGGCGCGGAGGGGCCTGACCCACAGCAGCCCGCTATCGCATCGACCACCT